ACCAGCATGTCTAGGGTGGAAAAAAGAAGAGCAGCGAGGTTGGCGAAAGTAAACGACGATAACCTTGTCTTTGATCTAGCGTCACGGTTTATGCAATTCCGTGAAGACCACAGGATGAAAGGCGTTAAGTGAGTTCCTCGTCAGTTTATGCAGAACACCAAGTATGGACTCCTGAAATGTGCGGGACTGTTATCGGGGCAGCATTATCGCAGAAAGAACACAGCGGAACGGTAGAGCAAGACGGGACTAAAGGCGAACGGTTAGATATACGCTCCTGCTCTCGTTACTTTATAGATAGCGTTATATACCCTGAAATAGTTGGAGATGTTTGGAATGCGTGCAGACGGTACAACATTTGGGGTTTCGACATCAACCAGTTGCCCTCTATAGAAGTTCTTAGGTACAGGCCTGCAGACTTTTACACAAAGCACACAGACTGGGGTGGGACTTACACACAAAGGAAGATATCTACTTCCATTCAGTTGTCGCCACCAGATGATTATGAAGGTGGAGAAATCAATCTCCATGTAGGTCCAGAAGATATTGAAGTTTCAAAAGAACAAGGCGTAGGCACTATGTGGCCTTCTTGGTCTTTGCACAGCGTTAATCCCGTTACTGACGGGGAGAGATGGTGTGCTGTTGGTTGGGTCTTAGGCCCACTCTTCCGCTAGTACCCGCGGAACTTGTACACTTGTCCACGCGTTAGACAGTCGTCGTAGGAGTCCAGTCGTGGTAGTCGGAATACTTTTTCTTTTTTCTCTGGTTTTGGAGGTGCTGGCCGCTCGACTGCGCGTTTCTCGAGACTGCGCCTCTTTACGGCGAGACTCCGTGATGTCTTACACTCGTCACAGCGACATCCTCTGACATAAGATGCTTCAGTGCCTGTACATTTGTTTTCGGGCATGGTTCCTTAAAGGGGTAGAAGGTTAAGCGAGCAGTTCGACAACTACGTCGGCTTGCTCGGCAAGATCAAACATACCACACACTCGGAAAGTTTCTGCCATATCCTCTAGCAAAGAACGCACTGCGGTAACAGTTTCTATCGAAACCTCGCGTGTAACAGAGGGAACTTCCGGCTCAGGTGTACGCATGTACCCCGGTAAACTTATTTTATCTCCAGAAGAACGCTGCAGAAGATCGTCGTGCATAGCCCCTTGATAATTGTCGGGATGAAAGACGTTGTGTCTATACTTTTGGCTATCAGGCATTAACTCTCTCTTTTCTCACAACCCACACTCTACCATTACCTCCGAACTCGCCAAGTACCTTCGTTTCAGATAGGTAACCTTGCAAAATCCGGTCTAAAGAATCTTCAACAATGTCAATGGAATAAGCGTTAGGGTTCCAACGGATAACCATAGAGCCTTCTTTAGTGCTAAAGCAAGCATAAGGTGGGGGAGTTTCCCAGTTACCTAACGTGTACCTGCCGAACTTAGAAGCAGTTGATTTCGATGACTCGGGGAGGGGAATAAGAACCCCAACAACAGCAGGCCCTTTAAGCCTGTCCTGTAAACCAAAGGCTGTTATAGAATTCTCTGGTCTGTCCAATGTATACCGCATAGTGACCTCCGAACATATAGATGTCCTGTACACGACTTTAATAGAATTTCTTAGAAAAAAGGTGCAGGGTAGGTCTCCCTATCCGATTTTATGTGTAAAGATGGTAGACCCACGGAAGGAACAGAGATGGAAAAAAAAGAAAAAACCCCTGAAAACACACAATTTTCGGCCTCTGCAGAAGCAGCATTCAAAGCATTCGCAGACCTAATACAAGAAGCCGAAAAAAAAATAAGAAATCTTGAAAAAACACGGGAAACATCGGTGAAACCAGTGCTTACTCCTTCCACCCAGTTACTAAAGAAAACCCCAGTTTTTAAGAGCCGAGTGGCCTGACCCTGCAACGCCTCGTAAGTGTGGTGCCCTAAACTCTTGGTATGACTACACCAAACGAAATATGGATTGGTCCTGTCTCCCCCGCTAAAAATGCTTGGGTAGTTAAGGCCAGTGGAAAAGTAAACGAACCAAAAGTGAACCCGGTAGGGAACGTTTTGAATGTTCAAGTCGAAACACCTAAAGGTGTGATGTCACGGAAACAAGCAGACGCTATCCGTGAACTAATAGCAAGCCTTGTCGAAGATGGCTGCTTAGACCCTAGATGCGGTCAAGGCATTCAGTATCCGACAGCCCACGCTTCTGAGGAGTTCGCTCCTTACATGTTTTATTTACGCTGCTGGGCTGATGACTCGAAAGCAAAATTTGAGGCAAGTATGGGGTTATCTTCAGGCGCTAAGTGGCCAAGCGTAAGCCCGCCGCAGGCGTCTCCTCAAGATCAACCTTCTGAAAACCCTATAGAGGAAGTAACAACGATAGTAGAGGAAGTAGATGATGCCGAAGAAGCCGAAGTATCCGAAGAAGTAGAGTTGTGTCAATGTCACATTGGGTGTGTATGCCCTGTAGATGCTTGTGACTGTGAACCTGAAGATGGCTAACATTCAGCAAAGCGTCGAAGTTACGTTGGCGGTGTTAGCGGAAAGACTTGAATCTATTGAACAGAAAATAGATGATCTAACGTTAAATCAGCATCGTCAAATAACAGACCTTGAACAAAGGGTACGTACTGTAGAGAAATGGATTTACGCAGTACCAGCGTCGTTGCTGACAGCCATCATTGCTGCAGCGATAACTTTGGCAGAAAGCCTGTAAAACACACACCCCAACAAGTAAACCAACACACGACCAATAGTATAGAAAAACTAACCACAAACCCCCAAACCCCCAGAAACAAACAAACAACAAACCAAAAACAACAAAAAAGGCGAAATGCGCCCCTGCTGGCGTGTGATGTTTTTTTTAGTTAGGAGTAGTAATGAATTACAAAGACCTCGCTGAGAGAACGTTGGCGACTTTTTGCCAAGCGGCTATTGGCGCTATGTCAACTAATAGTGTCATGGACCTTGGTGTTGATCAGTGGAAGATGATTGTTATGGCTGGCGTGTCTGCTGCCCTTTCTGTAGTGAAGGGTGCTGCGGCTTCTCGTTTGGCTGGAACTAGAGGTTCCGCTTCTCTCGTCGATTAAATTCACACATGTTGCTGGGTTCCTGCCTGCATCTCCCTGATGTGGGTGGGGATTCACACATGGATTCACACTCGGGTTTGTATCCCAGATTCACACATGAAAATTCACACATGAAAGTATCCCCGATTCTGTATTCCCAGATTCACACTTGCGTGACAGCACCGGGCGAGATTCACACGCAGATTGACACCGGGCGTTGCAGTCCCAGATCGTATAGGCCCGGGAAGAGACCCGGGTAGGCCCGGACGGCGCTTGTTTGGGTGTGACACATGTCACTTGTCAATTACAGATTTACCCTCTACCATAGATGGTGTACATATTTACAACATTAAGGAATGGTAATGAAAGTAAAACAGAAAACAGTGACAAACTATTTTGTCAAAATATTACTAAACGAAGCGCTAACTGTGGAAGTCGAATTAGATTCTTTCACTCACGAAATTCAAAACGAGTTACAAGCCCGAGCGGTGGCATGGTCACAACTATCCGAAGGATCGTATGCGATGCCCAATGAATGCTGGGACTCTCTTACTCGTTTCAATATGGAGATACACAGCATGCGTATTATTGGCGTGGAGGTGACGCAATGAAGGCAAAGCAGGAAGTAATGCGGCGCATAGATTGGAGAAGTCGCTCCAATTTTGAAGATTACAACGGCTGGACTAATCGCGAGACATGGGCGGCGAACCTGTGGGCTGGTGAATTACAGGTTAAAGAACTGGGCATATTTGACCATGCTTTTGAAAAGGCTGGTCATTGGAATAGCGATGACCCTGACGAAGGCGAAGCATTTGGCTCTACTGCGATAACTAATGCAGGCTGGAACGCTTTACATGATGACGTTGCTGGAGCGTTAGAAGAATTCTTTGTTGGCGATTATTGCGAACTAGGGGAAATCGTCCAAACTAAGGGCTACGGTTTTTCAGACGTTCGTAACGACATCGGTTCTTTCTGGCGGGTTCAATGGCGTGAAATAGCGGAGCACTTCGTAGACGAATGGTACATAAACCAATGAGCCCTAGATTCACACGCCTAGATTCACACGCCGGTGTACTCCCAGATTTGCATTCCCAGATTTGGGAGGGACCGGGCGGTGTGGATTGGTTAGCCCGGAAGGGACCGGACGGGCATGTGACATGCGTCACACAATTAACCCCTAAACAATGAGGTAAAAGTCAACTAACGGTGTACCATTAGATATGTGGAAGTTCCACAACATTTATTGACAGAAAGAAAACAATGAGCGAAGAAGCAATGACAATAGATATGACCCCCACTGATGAGGGTTATAAAAACATTTTAGCAATGTTTGAACAACAGGTAATCGAAGCGGCTCGTAAAGACCGCAAGGAAGCAGTCACAGAATTTTTGACTGGTATCAAAGATATTGACCGTTACCTATGGTTCATGGACGTAATCGCACCACACCTTGATGAGGAAACTCTCGCACGGTTCAACGTTAAGAAAGGGCAATAATGGAATACCAAGTTACATTCACTGCAGAAGCAGAGTTCGCTGTCATGGTTGATGCCGACAGTGAACAGGAAGCAATGCAAAAGTTCGTTGATGACGAAGCGAACTGGAACACATTACGGAACACCGGGAACTGGGAACCAGCATACGTTGAGGACCCAGCGGCGGACGGCACAATAGTGGGAGTTGAGGAACAATGAGTCAATCAGCATTAGACAAATTAACGACTGTCGGAACTAAATTTAATTACTGGGGAGTCGGATATTCTAGCCCGGAAGGGGCAACCAAACTTCCTGACGGGACATTCGTGCGCCATCTCATTCACGCAAAAGTAATTACTTCTTGTTTTACTGAGAAATCTTGGGAATGTGGCAATACCTATATTATTACAGCGAAAACTGATGATGAAGGCATTGTGGCTATGAGTGTCAACTTAGAAAACATTGACGACTTTGACATTGACTGGGAGCCGGACAGTGTGAGTGACTTCACCCCTAAAGACATCGTAATAGAAGCGTTGGATTTACTCTACGAAACACAGGCTCACAACATAGACAACTATGTGAATGACGAAAATGACATCACATTAGAGGACATAGCAAAAGCAAAGTTCTGGGCAGAAGAATGTGGCCGGATCACTAAAATACACTATCCAGAGGAATTCACACGCTAAGATTCACACGTGGCTGCAATCCCAGATTTGCATTCCCAGATTTCCTATACCGCCCGGGTTGTTACTTCTTTCGCTCCCCGGGCGGTATTTTCTTTTTTCAGTGGCCCGGGAAGACCGGATCGGGCGCTGTTTTAGCATGTGACACACGTCACAAAACAAACAGGTGTTTTTTGAGTAATTCCCAGATTTACCCCCTATCGTAATATATGTGGATATACCACCGAAATATAGTTAGGAAGAAATAATGGACACGATAGAAAAATTGCTGAAAGCATTAGCAGAAGCATTAGTTCCTTATCTGCCCTCTACTCAAGTAGACGAAGATATGCAGACAACTATTGAAAACGCTATCGGAGACGTAGATTTCTCTGATTACGTCAGCGCTGAAATAGACGAGTTTGATTTCTCTGATTTGATTACCGATCAAATTAAAGAATCTCTCGCTAGTGGAACTATCACTCTGGAAGCAGAGACCACAATATCAGTTTACTAATTCGGTAAACCCACCCAACCGGGTCCCTTCGGGGACTCGGTTAAGGGTTACCCTTACAAGAAAGATTAAGAAATGCCTAATCACGTATTTAACAAAATGTTTGTGGATTTCACAGACACACCACCTGCCCAACGAAAGATTCTAAATCTTGTGCTGGAAGATACCGCCGCCGGAGAAATCGACTCTTTTATTAGTCATTTGATCCCATTCCCTAAAAATGGTCGTAAAGACATTGTTATAGATGGGGAAGTTATCGGCAGTGCGTTCACTGACCAAGATGATGAAGCCGGAACTATTGACGGACGCTCTTGGGCTGACCAGAATTGGGGCTCCAAGTGGGGAGACTACGATTTCCGCAAAATTGACAGTACCGCAGGGTTCAGCACCGATTATGGCGAACTGGATATAAATAAAGTTCGCTCTGTTGCCGATGAACTATTCGTTCACGCTTACGCTTTTACAAGTGCGTGGTGCCCACCGGAGAAGGCTCTAGAAACTATTTCTAGACGATACCGTTGCCGCATAACTGTGCTGTCAATTATGGAAGCACCTGAATGGCGCTATCACGGCGTATGGGATAATGGCGTTCAGATAGTTGATGACACTGAAAACCTTATTGACCAGATGCCGGAACGTGGCGACACACTCACTGACGATCAACGAGAAATAGCGTGGGGAGTGTTTTACGAG